AGTTACATCAGACTCAGCAAACACAGGTATCTCAATTAACTCAACTGGTGATTCTGGTACTAACGCTAACCTTCCACCATATTATGCGTTATGTTACATTCAAAAAAGCTAATAAAATTTTATGACTGGAGATATACTTTACACATCAAATTGTCCTTCTTGCGGCATAGAAAAAATAGGACGCAAGAGAGATGTTGGAAAGTTATGTAAACCTTGCAATATGAGATTAATAGAAAAAGAGCATAGGCATAAAAAAATTAAAGAAAATAAACTGACAGTAGCTGAATATTCTAAAAGACATAGAGATAAATATAAAACTGATGATAAAACAAGATTAAATAGATTGCTTCAACAAGCAAGAATACGAGCTAAATCTAAAAATTTAGAATGTACTTTAACTATTGATGATCTTATTGAAGCATTTCCTAAAGATAAAAAATGTCCTGTATTTGGAATAGATTTATTTTGGGGTGAAGGTAGTAATAGAAACAATAGTCCTAGTTTAGATAGATTTGATTCCAGTTTAGGTTATACAAAAGACAATGTTTGCATAATTAGTTGGAAAGCAAATAGAATCAAAAGCGATGCTACATTAGAAGAAATTGAAGCAATTTTGTATTATATGAAAGCCTAACATGGACAAAATACAACTAACTGACGAGCAGATTGACCATATTGCTGAACGTGCTGCTGAGGTAGCATTCAAGCGTATCTATGAAGAAGTAGGTCGGTCAGTTGTTAAAAAGATATTCTGGATTGTTGGTGCTGGTGCTCTAGGTCTAATGATCTGGATGGCTGGTAACGGTCAACTACCTAAGTAATGTGGACCCACTTACAATTCTTGCTGCTGCAAAACTGGCTGCAAGTGCAATCAAACAAGGCTGTGAACTGTATCAACAGGCTAAAGCTGATGGTATGGAATTGGTTGATGCATACGGTAAAGCCAAAGATGTGGTTGCTGACATTAGTAGTCATTTGGGTGGATTTTTAAAAGCGCATGAGCAACTTGAGAAACACGTTCACGAGGAAGAATTAAAGACTAAGAAGGTTCGTGATCCTGAGCTATCGGTAAATCAGGAAGCGTTTAACAGAGTAATGGCTGTAAAAGAAATGCAAAGGCTAGAAACAGAATTACGCGAAACCCTCGTATATTCGGCTCCTAAAGAACTTGGTGCTATTTGGTCAGCTTTTGAGGCTATGAGGGATAAGGTTAAGGCAGAACGAGCAGAGGTTCAACGTCATGAATTACTAAAGCAACAGGCGGCGGTATGGCGACGGGCAAGTATAAGAAGAAAAATCGCGGAGCAGATGACATCAATAATCGCGGTAGTGTTCATAATATTGTGGTTCCTATGGCTAATGATACTCCTGAGAACGAGCCACACATACCGTTCACTTTACTTCTCACCATCTTGGTACTGTGTATTGTGCTCGTTATAGCGTTGCCTGTAATGGGCGTAATGTATATGGATATGAACAACGCTACGGCAATGGCGATGGAAGAGGCAAGAAAAATGCGCGAGTTGCGCACTAAAATACTTTTAGATATACGGGGTGAATAATGCTTACAATCTTTTCGACTTTCGTTTCGTTCTTGATGGGTGGCTTACCTAAGCTTCTCGACTTCTTTCAAGACAGACAAGACAAGTCACATGAGCTAAAGCTTGCCCAGATGCAAACTGAGCGTGAGTTGCAATTAGCCGCTGCCGGTTTTATTGCGCAAGAAAAAATAGAAGCCATTAAGCTAGACGAGATCAGAACTCAGACACAATCTGCGGAGAAAGTCTCGCTAATCGACGCACAATCTGCGGAGATGCAAGCTATCTATGCGCACGACACTTCCCTAAATGAAGGCACATCCAAGTGGATGAAAGACCTCCGCGCTAGTGTGCGCCCTGTAATTACCTACGGATTCTTTTTCTTGCTGGTGGCTATTGATGCGGTGATTGCTTACAAAGGTCTTACAACTGGCGTGGAGTTTACAGCGTTAGCCGACCAGTTATGGGATAACGAAACGCAAGCGTTATTCGCTTCGATTATTGCATTTCACTTCGGTGGAAGGGCGTTTGGCAAATGATCAGCCCCAAAGCCTTAAAGATGATTAAGCACCATGAGGGAGTAAGGAATAAACCTTACCGGTGTCCAGCACGACTTTGGACAGTTGGCGTAGGTCATGTAATTGATCCTAGCCATGCGAGAGTGCCGTTTGAGGAGCGCAGTTATCTGGAAATTCCGGATGGCTGGAATCGCAAACTAACGATGGAAGAAGTTGATGCCATACTTGCTCAAGATCTTAAAAGGTTTGAACGTGGAGTTCTTAGATATTGTCCTAGTGCTGGCACTAAGCAAAGCTGGTTGGATAGCTTGGTCAGCTTTAGCTTTAACGTAGGGCTAGGAACATTACAGAGGTCAACTCTACGTCAGAAACATAATCGTGGTGACTATGATGGTGCTGCTGATGAGTTCTTAAAGTATTCTTTAGGAGGCGGTAAGGTTCTTAAAGGACTCGTTAATAGAAGAAAAGATGAGCGAGCTATGTATCTAATGTAATTTGTAATATGATTGCAATAAGTATATGATATATAGATCAAATGCCTAAAATCAAAATACCTGATGACTGCATGCCAGCTTGTATTAGCTGCGCTTTCTATACTTGCGAGCCTAAAGAAGATGTAGGCTTCTGCTACCGATACCCACCTACGATTATTGAAGTGGAAGGCGATTATGATAGTTGCTATCCGGTTACTGGTCGAACGGATTGGTGCGGTGAATTTGTCCGTAGGGTGAACTAATGAAAATCACAGACGAAGAATTTATTGAAGTATGGAATCAGTATAACTCAGCGTCTCAAGTATCTAAAGCATTAGGATTAACTATTCGGCATACTCACTCTAGGCGTAGAGACATAGAGAGTAAACACTCTATTGTGTTAACTGCTAACGATGCTCGAAGCCCTACATTCAATATAACCATTCCTCAAAATGGAGTTAGAGTTAATGTAGAGATGGATGATGGTGTGATTATGGTCGCATCAGATTGCCACTATTACCCCGGAATTATATCAACGGCTCATAAGGCTTTTGTTAAACTTATACCAATGCTATCTCCTCGCATGCTCATAATGAACGGAGACGTTTTTGATGGGGCTGCAATATCTCGTCACGATCCTATAGGTTGGCAAAAGCTACCATCAGTAAAGCAGGAATTAGATGCTTGTCAGGAACGATTAAGTGAGATTGAGGCTGTTGCTAAAAATGCAAAACTGCATTGGACTTGGGGAAATCACGATTTACGCATGAATACTAGGCTCGCTGCTCAAGTAGGTACAGCATTTGAGGGCGTTCAAGGATTTAATCTAACTGACCATTTCCCACGTTGGAAGTTCTCAACAAGTATTATGGTTAACGATCATACGATGATTAAGCATCGCTGGCATAACGGAATACACGCTGTCTATAACAATACTTTGAAATCAGGAACTAGCATCGTTACTGGTCATTTACATAGCCTTAAAGTTACTCCATGGACTGATTACACAGGTACGAGATACGGTGTAGATACAGGTACTATGGCTAATTTAGATGATCCTGCCTTTGAGTATGCAGAAGATAATTCACGCAACTGGCGTTCTGGATACGCTGTATTGACGTTCTGGCAGGGTAAATTGATGCCTCCTGAGCTATGTGAAGTAATCTCCGAAGGCATTGTGTACTTTAGAGGTCAAATTATTGAAGTGTAGGAGAGCTATATGTCCGACTTTATTCAAAAACAAATTGATGCGTCTGAGCGTTTATTCAATGTAATGCTTGAGGATCATAAGCAACGGTTTGAGAAAATTGCAGCAGTTTACTCATTAAGTGAAAGTCTGCAAAAAAAATTAAACGAGCGTGATCTAGAAATAGCAAGATTGCGTCAACAACTACGAATCTATGAATCAATAGATTTTATGTAATTCATCATCTCAGCATTCATTTTAGCTCTTGCCCATTTATCTGGTCCTGATAACTGCATCAACGCTAATGAGAATTGCACGAAGTTATTGAGCTTTTCTAACTCTAGCTCGTCTACTTCACCATTACGTATTCCTTTAATGACGTTAGTTATGCCTATACGATTACCGTCAATTATGGCTTGCCAGTCATAATCATCCTTACGATTGCGTGGATTCTTAACCATTATTGTCCGAAGTTTGTATATTCTTTTCGGACGTGAGGTTTTCTATAGGTGTACACGTATGTATTTCTGCTGGATTAACTTCTCCACAGCGTTGGCAAACTATAGGAATAGCCCATACGCATTTGCATTCGTGTAACTCTTTTTCACATCTACCGCATCTCATAATGACTCACCATTCTTCTCAGCTTCTTTATTAATTTCTCGCAATGCAGCTTCCCATCCCTGCATAGCCCAATAAAGAGGTGTGTGTTTTACAACGTCAAGATCGTCAGCCATTTCGTCGCCATTCCACCACTCATAAAACTTATCTTCATTAGTCATCGTTTAATGTCACTTTCTGTCATTTTCCGCAGATTCTTTGTTTGGCTTCTTTAAGATTAGAGTTCATTAGCCATGCAGAGCATTGAGAATCGATTGTAAAGGCATTCTTACCGTCTCTGAAGCCAGCGTTATAGGCTGACTGTACTCTGGTAGTAAGCACAACAGAACAAGCCCATAGAGCCGCTAATAAAGCCGCAAACACTAATAGCACTTTCATAACAAAGACCTAATGTCTGCTACTGGCATACCTAAGCACTCATGAATCCGCAATATTATGTCTGCTGATACATTAATTTTTCCGCTACGAATCTTACTTATCGTAGGAGGTGGTACGTCTAAGGTACGGCTTAACTGAGCGTCATTCTTAATGCTGTAGCGTTGTTTAACTTCATCAAGCAATTGCATGGTTACTCCAGAATAAAAAGACAGGAGCCGAAGCCCCTGTTAAAAGCCCTAGAAGGAGGATTAGGGCTGCGAGATCGTTATCAAAATGGTATGAGATCGTCAGGATCAGCCGTTACTACTGGCTTATTGACTGGCTTAGACGCTGCGTCAGTCTTTGGGCGTACCGATAAGCTAAAGAACTTTTTACCGTCCTTCTTGCTCTCTTTAAGCCAACCAGATAGCCAGTAATCAGTACCAGATACATTGACGCTACCTGAATAGTCTGGATGGTTTTCACTCGTTTTATTCTCATTGCGATATAGAACTCCACGGTCTGTATTATCAAATTCAGTTGCCATATTATTTCCCTGTTGAAAATTTCTTAATTGCACTACGCTCTTTACTATCTAACCTACTCCAGAATGCAGTTTTTGTATCTGCGTCAAACTCTTGCAGATTAATGTAATCAATGACTCCCTGCATATCATTACGTCCTATAAGCATACGTACATCCATAGCTATGTTTTCGATAAGTTCTTTAGTCTCATCATCTAGGCTATCGAATACATCTACGGTAATAGGCTTGGCTGATCGTGGCTCGTCTTTCTTAATCGTAGCGTCAACAGCGTCATGCTCTGTGATCTCTAGCGCATTGAGGAATAAGTATCTACGCAAGTAGGTGTGCATCGATCCTAAAGCCTGTATAGGAGGTGCTTTACCTGCTCCGGCTTCTGCGATAGGACTGCGGAAATAAACGACTCCACCGAACTCTGAATCAAAGATACGTAATGTCGCTACATCATCGCTAATGCTAAAGACTGAGCATAGTCCTAGATCGTCAAAGATATTATTGATGCTAGGCAGGAAGTCTGCTAGTTCAAAGTATTTGAACCCTGCGAATGAGTTAAAGCCGGACTTCTTGAGCGGTAATTCTTGTAGTAATACTCTGGCTTTTTGTAGCTTGCTATATACAAGCCATTGTTGCTGTTCGTGCTGTTCCTGCAATTGATAGTCATTCATAGTAGATTCCTATTTATCTGAATTTTTTATAC